TGTTAGATAGACTTGCTAAGTACATGGAGACTACACAGATTGAGCATGGTAGAGATGGTAATATAAACTCTATGGTAAACGCAGCTGCTAAGTTTGAACAAATAAGACAGTCATACAAAGGTGCATTTACTGATATGAAATCTGAGCAGGAAAGTTCTGTCCGTGGTGGTCAAGGCCTTGCTTATGATCAAATGTAAATTTAAATTATAAATTATGAAAACCAAAGTTATACCAGTAGGTAATAGAGTACTTATAAAAAAGAAAAAAGCAGATGAGTTTTTTCCAGGAACAAAGATTATAATTCCTGACGCAGCAAAAGAAGAAGACTACAAAGGTCATGTAGTTGGTGTTGGACCTGATGTAGAAAAAACAATAAACGTAGGAGACTTAGTTCAATACGCTGATTATGCTACACCAACTGTAATGAAACACATGGGTGAAGACCATCTACTAATAGCAGCAGGTGATATCTTTGCTGTTATAGTAAATGAGTAAAGTTATTCCAACATATTTAGACGGTGAATGGACCACAACTGAGTTTAAGTCTGATGAAGACTTAGCAAAATTTGTGTTATCTATTTTTAAAGAACCTGGTAAATATAACTTTGATGAAACATCTTTCTTATTTAATGCTGAAGCACGAAAATTTAATACACAGGGTTTTTATTGCGGTGCACCCTTTAGATCAAAAGACTTTATGTCTTACTGGGATGATCAAAAAAATAAGTGTAGAACTGGTGTAATATATACTACTAAAGGTAATACATGGTTTATTACTAGAGATTATTACATGTGGTTAAACTTCTTACCAATTTATGACAAAGAAGAAAAGAAGTATGGTTTTGCCAAAGTTAGAGATGCCCAATATCATATGGCTCTCTATGAAATACTAGCTGAATTAAATAACAAGCATTGTGCAATTCTTAAAAAACGTCAGATAGCCTCATCATATTTTCACATGGCTAAGATTATTAATACATATTGGTTTGAAGAAGGATCAGTATGTAAGATAGGTGCATCACTCAAAGATTACATAAATGATAAAGGCTCATGGAAGTTTTTAGATGAATACAAGACTTTTTTAAATGAGCATACAGCATGGTATAGACCGTCAACCCCTGAGAAAGTTTTATTATGGGAACAAAAGATTGAAGTACGTGTTAATAATAGAAAAACTGCACGTGGTTTAAAATCTAAGATACAAGGTGCGTCATTTGAAAAGAATGCAACAACTGGTGTTGGTGGACCTACAACTTATTTCTTTCATGAAGAAGCAGGTATTGCACCTAAGATGATGGATACGTATGAATACCTTAGACCTGCTATGTCTTCTGGTATGATGACAACCGGTATGTTTATAGCTGCTGGGTCAGTTGGAGACCTTGAACAATGCAATCCTCTAAAAGAGATGATTCTTAATCCTACAGTCAATGATATATATGCCGTAGAAACTGATTTAATGGACGCTGACGGCACAACTGGACTTGCTGGACTATTTATACCAGAACAGTGGTCAATGCCTCCTTATATTGATGATTTTGGAAATAGTAAAATAGAAGAAGCATTAGAATCTATTATTTTAGAAAGAAAAAAATGGAAGAGTGAACTTACACCAGAACAATTTCAGTTAAGAATATCTCAGAAACCTATGAATATTGCTGAAGCTTTTGCTTACAGAAAACAATCTATATTTCCACAAGGTATTTTACAGAAGCAACTTAAGATGATAAGTGACAAAGAATACAGTTATGAACATATAGAACTAGAAAGAGATCAAGATGGTATAACTGCTAGGAGAAGTAATAGACTACCTATCAGTAAATTTCCAGTTGATAAGAAACAAAGTAATAAGGAAGGTGTACTAGTAGTATGGGAGAGACCTGTAAAAAATCCAGAGTTTGGTGCATATTATGCATCTATTGACCCTGTGTCAGAAGGTAAGACAACAACGTCTGACTCACTCTGTAGTATTTTTGTTTATAAGAATCCTATTGAAATAAGAAGAGAAACTCCTGATGGTATTGAAACAATAATAGAAAAAGATAAAATAGTTGCTGCATGGTGTGGTAGATATAATGATATCAATAAAACTCATGAACAATTAGAAAAAATTATAGAATGGTATAATGCTTGGACAGTTGTTGAGAATAACATATCCTTGTTTATTCAGCATATGATAGCAAAAAGAAAACAAAAATATTTAGTACCTAAAGCACAAATTTTATTTTTAAAAGATATTGGCTCTAACAGAACAGTATATCAAGAATATGGTTGGAAAAATACAGGTACATTATTTAAGAATCATTTGATATCATATGCCATAGAATTTTTAAGAGAACAGATAGATGAAGAGACTGATATAAATGGAGCAGTGATAAGTCAAACATTAGGTATAGAAAGAATACCTGACCCTATGCTATTAAAAGAGATGATTGCTTATTATCCTGGTTTAAACGTAGATAGACTTGTTGCTTTCTCAGCATTGATTGCTTTTGCAAAAGTCCAACAATCTAACAGAGGATACCTTAAAAGGCGTGAATCAACATCAAAATCCTTGGATAATCAAGAAAATTTGTATAAATTAAAGTATAGTGCGTTCAGAAATATAGGACGTAATAAAGGCATAGGAAGAACCAGAAAAAGATCCGGATTTAAAAATATAAGATAGCATGAGAGTATTTAATGCAATGCAACTCAAGGCAGGGGCCAAAAAAGAAGGAGGACATGTATCCTCATCTCTTACACAGCCAATTCAGTTTTTACCTGCTAATAAAAAGAATGATGATTGGTCTGCTTGGAATCTAGATTGGCTAGAATTACAAGGCATGGAATTCCTGCGTAGAAATGCAAGAAAACTTCTTAAGAATTATAAACTAGCAAAAGGTATTATTGATAAAAAAGATTACATTGTTGAAGAAGATAATGACCACAAAGAGTTATTAGATGTTTTAACAAAAGAAGATGAGTCAGCATTAGAACTTAAATTCTATCCTATAATACCAAATGTAATTAATGTTTTAAGTGGTGAGTTTTCAAAAAGATTTTCTAAAGTTCAATTCAGAGCTGTTGATGATACATCTTACAATGAAATGCTTGAAGATAAAAGATCACAAGTAGAACAAGCTTTACTTGCAGAAGCCTCTCAAAAGCAATTATTGAAAATGTTAGAGATGGGTTTAAATCCTGAGTCAGAAGAGGCAAAGGAAATGATGGATCCAAATAAGCTTAAATCTTTACCTGAAATAGAAGATTACTTTACAAAAAGTTATAGAAGTATGGTAGAAGAATGGGCAACTCATCAAATGAATGTAGATGTAGAAAGATTTAAAATACAAGAACTAGAAGAAAGAGCTTTCCGTGATATGCTAATAACTGATAGAGAGTTTTGGCATTTTAGAATGATGGAGGATGATTATGATGTTGAATTATGGAATCCAGTATTAACTTTTTATCAAAAGTCTCCAGATGTAAGATATATATCAGATTCTAATTACTGTGGCAAAATGGATTTAATGACTGTTGCAGATGTTATAGATAAGTATGGATATCTAATGAATGAGAAACAACTCAAGTCTCTCAATAAAATCCATCCAGCAAGATCATCTATGTATCAATTAAATGGCTATCAAAATGATGGCGCATATTATGATGCAACTAGATCACATGCTTGGAATACAAATAGTCCAAGCTTAAGTTATAGACAATATATAAGTAACTGGTCAGATGATCCAGCCAGGGGTGGGGATATAGTTAGTGCAATTCTTAATGAAGGAGAGGATGTCATGCAATGGGGAGAGGGTGATCTAATGCGTGTAACCACGGTCTACTGGAAAACGCAAAGGAAGGTTGGACATCTTACCTGTATTAAAGAAGACGGTCAAGTAATGCAAGAAATTATTGATGAAACATTTAAGGTTACAAAAAAACCTATATATGATACAAGTCTTATTAAAAATAAATCAAAAGAAAATTTAGCAGAAGGTGAGCATATAGATTGGATTTGGATTAATGAAGTTTGGGGCGGCGTGAAGATTGGTCCTAATTCTCCTACAGGTTGGCGTTCTGAGATGGGTAATAATGTTGATCCTATATATTTAGGTATTGATAAAAAGAAACCAGGCAAATTACCATTCCAATTTAAAGGAGATAAAACTTTATATGGTTGTAAACTACCAATAGAAGGTAGAGTATTTTCTGATAGAAATACAAGATCTACATCTTTAGTAGATTTAATGAAAGCATATCAAGTAGGTTACAATATGGTTAATAACCAGATTGCTGATATCCTAGTTGATGAACTAGGTACTATAATTATGTTTGACCAAAATGCTTTACCGCGTCATGGTATGGGTGAAGATTGGGGTAAAAATAATTATGCAAAAGCATTTGTGGCAATGAAAGATTTTCAAATGCTACCACTTGATACATCAATTACTAATACAGAAAATGCAACTAACTTTAATCATTATCAAACTCTAAACATGGAGCAAACTAATAGATTGATGTCAAGGATACAACTTGCTAATTATTTTAAATCACAAGCATTTGAATCTATAGGAATTAACCCACAAAGACTTGGAGGCCCTGTTGCACAGCAAACTGCAACTGGAGTTACTCAAGCTTTACAGCAGTCATATTCTCAAACTGAAACTTATTTCATTAATCATTCAGATAATCTTATGCCAAGAGTACACAAAATGAGAACTGACTTAGCACAGTATTACTATAGTAACACTCCAAGTGTGAGGTTACAGTATATTTCTACCAATGCAGAAAAAGTTAATTTTGTTATTAATGGTACTCAACTGTTAATGAGAGACTTTAATATTTTTGCTACAACTAGAACAAATCACAGACAAGTACTAGATCAATTAAAACAAATGGCACTTACAAATAATACAACAGGTGCAAGTATATATGATTTAGGAAATATTCTTAAAGCTGATTCAATTGCTGAAGTAACTGACATTTTAAGAGATTCAGAAATTAAAACTGAGCAAATGAGACAGCAAGAAATGCAACAACAACGTCAGATGCAAGAACAACAATTAGAAGCAGCTGCAAAAGAAAACCAGTTAAAATTAGAATTCCAAGCTAATGAGTCAGATAAAGAAAGACAAAAAGATATAACTGTTGCTGAAATTAGAGCTGCAGGATATGGTTCAATGATGGATGTCAATAAAAATGAAGTATCTGATTACAAAGAAGCTATGGATGATATCAGAAAAACTTCTCAATATAGAGAGCAGATGAACATGAAGCGTGAACAAAACGCTATTAAGAATGCTAATGCTCAAGCAAAGCTACAAGTTGATAGAGAAAAGCTAGCTACACAACGTGAAATTGCTAACAAAAACTTACAAATTGCAAAAGAGAATAAGAATAAATATGATGACAAAAATTAATTTATAAAAAGATTTTTTAGTATTAGCTATATATTGCTGAAAAAATAAAAAATAATCAAATTTTATAAGTTTACATGTCATTTTTAATTCTTATATTGTATATGTACATGATAATATTATTAATTTTAAACCAACTGTATTATGGCACAAACAGAAAAAAACCAGGAAACTACTGTAGAACAAGTAGATATTAACATTGATGAATTATTTGCTGCAGCACCAGATGCTGACGCAATTGTAACTGCAGATGTTGAAGAGAAAAAAAGTAAAAATATTTTCTCAAAAAGGGATCCTGTAGATATGAATTTTACAGAACCTAAGAAAGAAGAACCTAAGAAAGAAGAGGTTCAAGAAGAACAGAAAGAAGATGAAGTTGAAGCTAAAGAAGAGGAGAAAGAGGAGAAAGAAGTAAAAAAAGAAGAAACTGAATCTGTTGAAGATGTTCTAAACTCTTTGGATGAAGAAGAAGAAGATCAACCAAAAGAGAAAAGAGGCAGAAAGAAAATAGAAGGAATAGCTGATGTATTTGAAAAGCTAATCAAATCTGAAAAGATTGTTCCTTTTGATGATGATAAACCTCTAGCTGATTATTCAGCAAAAGATTGGGAGGAGCTAATTGATGCTAACTTGGAAGAAAAGGCTAATCAAGTTAGAAATGAAACTCCCGCTAAGTTCTTTGAAAGTTTGCCTGATGAACTAAAGATTGCTGCAAGGTATGTATTTGACGGTGGCAAGGATCTTAAAGGTTTATTTCAAACATTAGCACAAGTTGAAGAGACTAGTACAATTGATGTTAAAAGTGAAAGAGGCCAAGAGAGAGTTATCCAAGAATACCTTTCTGCAACCGGATATGGTACAGCAGAAGAGATAGCAGAGGAAATAGAAGTCTGGAAAGATTTAGGAAAGCTTGAGCAACAAGCTCTTAAGTTTCAACCTAAATTACAAAAGATGCAAGAAAAAGTTGTTGCAAAAAAACTGCAAGAGCAGGATATGAAAAAGAAACAACAAGAACAAGCATCTAAGGATTACATGCAAAATGTCTATGACACACTTAAAGAAGGTGAGTTAAATGAAATCAAAATAGATAAAAAGACACAAGCAATGTTATATAATGGACTTGTACAACCTAATTATCCTTCTGTAAGTGGACGAAACACAAATTTGTTAGGACACTTACTTGAAAAATATCAATTTGTTGAGCCTAATTATGCTCTTATATCTGAAGCACTGTGGTTATTACAAGACCCAGATGGTTACAAATCTAAGATAATGGAGAAAGGAGCTCAGAAAACAATTGAAAAAACAGTTAGAAAACTGAAAACAGAACAAGTAAACAGTGGCGGTAGTTCTTTAGGAGTTGATCAAAAAGAAGATTCAACGGTTAAGAAGTCTGGCAAAAGGTTACAAAGGAAACAAAACATATTTAAAAGATTTTAAAAATTTTATTTATATACTTTAATTAATTATTAACATTTAAAACAATCAATCAATTATGGCAACTCCAGTTTTAAACAATGGAATTTTCCTAAGAGATACAAGCTACAAAGCAAGTTCTCATATTGATTCTTATCACTTGACAGCAATGCTAGGTTCAGCAGAACCTCAGGATTTAGGTCCAGTTGATTTATGGGCAATGACTCAAAAAGTTGAAATGCCTTTATATCAAATGGCTTCGTTTGGTGGAAAGAATACAATTCTTGTAGACAACGCTAGAGGTGAGTACAAATGGCAAACTCCAGTAGCTCAAGATTTACCGTTTGTAACGGCAGATGTTGAGTCTTCAAATTCAACTAAAGGTGTTGATGGAACCACCTTTAAAATTAAATTATCCAAGCGTGCATTTGGTCATGGTGATATTATCACTTATGATAAGTACAACGGGGTAGAACTTTACATCACAGCTGATGATATTATTCCTGCTGGTGATGGTTTCATTTATACAGTACAGCTAGTTAACAATAATAACGCTGCATTTCTTGATAACAAATACTTAGCTAAAGGAACTAAATTCTTCAGAAAAGGTTCTGCTAGAGGTGAGTATGGTGAAAGATTCAGTGATATTGAAACTGGTTCTGGGTTCAGAGAATTCTACAACTTTGTAGGAGGAGCTGAAGCTCACGTACATTATTCAATTTCTTCTAGAGCAGATTTAATGATCAAAGGAGGATTGAACGCAGACGGAACAGTTCCTGTAACTGAAATTTGGAGAAATTTTGGTGCAGGTGATAACATGTCAGTTAGCTCTATTGAAGAGTTAGTTGCAAGCATGGGTAAAGCAGGTGCAAGAGAAGCTTTTGAAAGCGGAAAACTTTCAAGAACTTTCATTACAAATCTTGAAGCTGCACACTTAAGCAAGATTGCAAATGACATTGAGACTTACCTAATGTGGGGGAAAGGTGGTAGAATCAAGCAAGACGGTCCAGATGATATTAGATTATCTGTTGGTCTTTGGTCACAGTTGGATAACTCATTTAAGAGAGTATACAACAAATCCTCTTTCACTCTTGATATGTTCAAGTCTGAATTATATAACTTCTATCAAGGAAAAGTTGAGTTCAAAGGTCCAGATCCACAAAGAGCACTTGTTGTACAAACAGGTATCGGTGGTATGCAGATGATCAACAAAGCTATTGCTGATGAAGTATATGGTTCTGGTCTAGTACAAAATGCTTCTGACATTGGAGCAGTAACAGGATCTGGAATGGATCTAGACTTTGGTTTTGCTTACACAAGCTTTACTATTCCATTCTTAGCTAACGTTAAATTTGTACTTAACCCAGCATTTGATAACTTACATACTAATGATGTTGAGAACCCATTAATTGACGGAAGACCGTTA